TCAAAAATGTAAGGACACGCTTCGTAGAAGTCGACCATTTCAAAAGACGATATCTCTAGCATCTTGGATATTTTACCTCTGTTGTATTTCATTTGATTTTGCTTTTAAGTATTGTAAATAAAGTTCAAGGTTAAAGTTACCTCCTTTGTCGCCTTCGTGTTTTTGTCCTTGCCAGTAATTTATAATTGTGTTTAAGTCTATATAATTCATAATTCTATTTTATTTAATTCTAAATAATTTAATATTAAAGGTTGAATTATTAATGCAACTTCTTTAGGGGTTGTTGCTTCATTAATACAAAACCATTCGTTTTTAACTTTATAATCTTTTAAATGAAAATGCAAAAAATATTCACAATCAAAACTCTGTAATAAAATTGTTTTAATAAATGGGTTAGATGTTTTTAATTGTCTTAATCTCTCATTGTAATTAATTGATTTACCAATTTTAAAATAAAGTTTTTGATATTTAGGTAAGCCATCCATAAAAGCAATATAAGTTGAAGATTCCGAAAAACTATCTTGTCTAATTTTCATAAATCTATTTTATAATCGTTTAACGTTTCGTTGAATTGTTTGTAAATTTCATCAAGTATCTCAAATTGATATTGTTCATAGTCTCCGTGTTTCCATTTACTGCGTAACCAATTTTTAAATTCATGCAATGCTTCGAAATAATCACTTCCTTTTAAATAGTGTTCCGCTTCGTCAAGGTTTTCAAATTCAAATGTTATTTTCATAGCTTAATAATTAAATGATTGTTGTTTTTGTTCTAAATAAAATTCGATGTCTTCGTCTGGGTCGTAGGTGTAGTTTTGTTCAAACCAAATTCGTATCTCGTCGTTGATTTCGTCGTGAATGTATTCAATAAGCTTTGAATCGATACCGTGTTTTTCTAAGTCTTCGCTCTCAAGAATAACATCATCAAAAAACTCGTTAATAAAGTTGAACTTCATACTGCTATAAATGCAAGTGTAGTTTTTAATCTCAAAGTCAATTCGGTACATTTTACCGTTTACTTCAAATTCGGCATACTCGTCGTTTAAGTAAGTTTTAAAATAATCAAATTTTTTGCTAAATAAATAATACATAATTCTTGTTTTTAAAGGTTATTAATACAAAGGTTAATTAATACGTTATATTGGTTGAGTAAGTCCGTGTAAACGTCAACTAATATTTGTTTGTTTTCTTTTTTAGCTTGGTCAATTAATCGAGTGTACTCGTTTGCTTTTAATTGATAACCGATTAGTTTTTCTGTCATGATTTCTTGTTTTTAAATGCTTTCAATGATTCCGATAATTAAACCGAGTAAATAAACTGCGAGGGCAAATTTTAAAAAGTCTTTCATAATTTCTGTTTTTTCGTTGTTGATTACCTTACAAATGTACATAACTTTTTTAATTGTGAACAATTATTTTAATATTTTTTTCAATTATTTTTAGTTTTCCAATGTTTATTAAGGTTATAGACTGAAAAAAAAATAAATATTTAAGGTTGTAAGCATAAAAAAAGCGGTATTTCTACCGCCTTCTTACATCAAACCTAACCGAAAAAACAAGATAGGGCTAATTTAATGAATATTTTTCTGTTTTAATTGGTGTGTTAATAAGTCTGTGTACGTCTTTTGGTTAAAAATAAACGTTCCACCGTTACAACTTCGACATCTCATTTGATATTTAACCGTACCAGCAGCCGTCGCGTAACGTGCGTGGGTTCTTATGTTATAACTTGAACAATGCGGACACGAAAATTTTTCTTCGCCAAACATAACACCGTAGTGTTGGGTTGGTTTTATATAAGGCTCTAATTTATGATAAACTTGTTCTAAAATTTGAACGTCTTTTTTACAATAGTTAACCATACGTTCTAAAGCGTCTTCGTCTTTTTCTAAAACTATCTTTCGCCAGGTATCGAAACCCCCGTTTTCAAGTTTACCTTGACCAAGTAAAACTTTACCTAAATAGTCCAACTTATTAGAATTAAAATAAAAGCCGTTTTTAGCCTTTTTAAGCGTGTCTATTGAGACGTAATGCGCTAACATATCAACGCCTTGAATAATCGCCCGTGTGCGTAGCCATTTAGTATCGAAACGGTCTGAGTTATGTCCGACTATTTCGTGAGCTGAATTGAGTACTTTGATAAAGTCTTTTAAAAGCTTCTTATCGTTTTGCTTTTTATCCCACGTTAAAGAGTGAACCTCGTCTTCGCCTTCCCACTTCCAACAAACACAGATTATTTTACGCTCTTCGATAATGTTATCAGGGTCAATGTTTAGTTTATAACCAGCACGCCACGAAAAAACAATATTGGGGCTCACTTCCAAGTCGAAGAACAATCTTTTTCTCATATAAAAGGTTTAGGTAAATAAAAAAAGCGGTTGTTATTCCGCTTCAAACTCGTCTATTATTACGAAAGACCACGTTCGCTGTGGCTTAAATAGGTTTAAAATCTTAACGTAGTCAGGTGTGTTGTTGAATACAAGGCAACCTTCCGACCAACCGCCAATTTGACTAACTACTATTGTCGATTTTAAGTTATGAGTTGCAGCGTGAAAATTAAAACCTCGAATGTCGTTTTTTATTTCTGTTGTTGGGTTCGTCTTTCCGTCTGCGGTGAAGTCTCTACGATATGGAAAACCTTTCACTTGTAATCCAGCGGGTGTTTTACCGCGATGTAGTCCTAATTTGTAGCCGTCGTAGTTCCAAACGTTAGCTTCAACAACACCCGAACCTTTATGCCCTTTGTTAGTGGTGCAAGTTGTAACCGTTACAAATTTTGACCCGTTAAAAATATAACACTTGTCGTCGAACAAGTTTGGAGCGTCTTCGTTTGAGCGAACAAATAAAGCCCAATAGTTTGGAGGAATACTTTCGAAGGTGTCTAACGATTTAACCTTGTCTAAAAGTTGTTTGTCGGTGTATTTTCTCACATTGTTCATAAGCCTATTTTTTTATTTGCTTTTAAAAGTAAAACAATTAACAATACAAGTCCAAGAATAACGGCTAAAAACTTAAGTATTGAACTTAACGAAGTCTTTTTTTCCGCTTGAATTTCTTTACGGTCGGTCTTTGCGTCTTGCTTTAATTGCAGTCTGTCCGTTTTGGCGTCTTGTTGAATTTGTTCTTTGATTATTTTGTACTCGGTTTTAGTTTGGTATCGTGTTTTTGGTACGTAAACCGTGTTATTTTGAATTATTGTATCTCGGTAGTTGTAAAAGTATTCCTTGAATCCGTCTTTTATTACTGAATCACGGAAATAAACACGAACCGTATCAATGCGAGAATCGATTTTAACGCCCTTTTTAACGGCTTTCTCAAGGTGATAGGTAGCAGAACACCTAAATAGTAAAATGTAAGCTAAAACAAGCAATAAAACGAACGTGAATTTATTTGTGTTTAGTCTCATTCTTGGAATTCTTTTTTAACGTCTTTAACTTTTCTAACTAAATTAGTAATTTTGGTTATAAACGAATAACCTTTAACCTTCGTGAAACTTTCGTCCATTGATTTAACTTCGATTGAAATAAGAACCAAAGCAAGTAGTTTAGTGCTTAAATGGTCAACTGCAACAACCGTTTGTGTAAGGTCGTTTAGAATATAGTAATCCGTGGCGTAAGTAATGATAACCGCAGCACAATAAGTTATTAATTTAGGAACGAACCCGTGTCTTAATTTTTTAGACTGAATGCTTTCCCCTACTTTGTGAGCTTTCCAAACACCGAAAAAGGTATCGATAACAGTGGATAAAGCGACAAGTAAAACTATAAACTTAATCGGGCTTAAAAAGACCAACAACGAATTCAACAAAGTAATAAGGTATGTTTTCAAAGTATTAAAATTTGAGTTGTATATCCTGTGTCCTCTTTCTTGCTTGGCTTAATATCCGAATCCTTATTAAGCTCTGAAATAAATTCAGGAAATAAGTCTTTATTTTCCTTTAAGAATCTGAATAATCTCGCCTCGTAGAAACTTGCTTTCTGTCCGTAGTGTTCCATTGAAAAAGCGACTTCGTTTTGTGTAACCGCGTTCGAATAGTCTCCGAACTGTTGTTGAATACCTTTGTTTTTAAGTTGGTACGATAAGCCAAAAACAGCATCTTCAGCGCTTCGCCACGCGACAACTGGTTGAATGTAAGTAACGAGTGTTTCTTCGTCGTTGTTTAAAGTCTGCGCATTGTAGCCCGTTAGCATATAGTTATAAAAGTACGTTCCGAGAATTGGTTGTACTCGCATATCCGACTGCGTCTTAATGTATGGAGTAACGTCGTTAACATCTACGTTTGCCGTTATCGGTGTTTGCGTCTTAAGGTAGTTTTCAGTTATAAAGTAAATCATAATGTCGGTGTTTGCGGTTCTTGAATTGCTGGAAGTCCAACCATAGCACGAATTTCGTTAACGGTCATTGTTTCAATTACCTTTTTTGCTAACTCGGGGTTCATAGTGTTTAAAGCGTCGTTAACTGCGCTTGTATTTTCGTCAAGTTCAACGATAGTTTCGTTTACGATTTGGAAATTGTTAATTGTAAAGTCAGCTTTAACATCTGCGATTTTTAACAAGTCGTTTACGATGTCTTCGATAATATTTCTAAGTGGAATAATCGTGTTTTTTTCGAATATAATGTAAGCTTGTTTTATATCACTACCTGACCCTAGTTTTCCGCTCACTCGAATACCCATTAATATTGGGTCGATAATATGCGCTTGACAAATCTTTGAATCTATCGACTCGGTTGTGTTTTGAAACAAGTTGTCGTTTGAATTTGTCGGTATGCTTTCTATTTTAGGTAGGCTTTCCGCGTTGTTTGCAAAGAACGCAATCGCTTTACCTCCGTTTTGTGCGCCTTTCGCCTTATCAATCGTGTTTTTAATTGCGATTTTTTCCTCTTCAGACTGTGGTTTCTTTGGGAACATCATTGCAAAGCTTGGGAAAATAGAGTTTATTATGTTACTCTTTTGCAAATAAGACATTTCACCGTCCAAAAATGCCCAATTCATTGCGCTCGAATACTGCGGTAACGGATAAACGTCTTGACCTACTGATTTATTTTCGTAAACATACAAGCATTCACGTTGCTTTAAGTTCCATCGGTAAGGCTTTATTTCTTTAATATCGATTTGTGAACTCCAATCCTCGCAAATAAAGTAGTTTTCTCCGTACTTATCTTTACGAATCTTTTCCGCTCCTATATGTTTGATTTTAATTAAGTCTCCAATTTGGTTAAAGCATAGGTAAAAGTAAGCCCTATTGTGAATGATAACGTCTTTCGTTAGCACAGGAACAAGCTGTTTTAAGTTAGTGCGCTTATCAAAGGTATAAACGTCTACTTTTTCAGTTGCTGTTGCGTTCTTGTCAACGGTTAACTCAAAGCCACCACCAACCGCAGCGTTAGTTTTATAATCCACTATTGCCCCGTGTAAAGGTGATGTGTAATACATCTGATTGAGTAACTGTGGATAAAGGTCATCGCTTCCGAATCTAATTCGACCATTAACAACCTGTCTCGAATAAACGTAAGGTAGTGAAAAGTTACATTAACAAACCCTTACAAAAACCGTACAAA